TTAGGCTTCTTTTAGGCGTATATGCCCCAAATTTGAGCGAAATATCTTTTGACGATAAATTGTTCACCTCGGACTCTAAAGCGCCTAAATCGGTCTTTAAAACGAATGTGAGAAGTGCTTCGCCGCTTCGGGATATAACCAGGTCTTTTATCTTACCGATTAACTCAATCATTTACGCTCCTTGTTAAGTTTCTGTAAGATGTCCGCATACTGCGTATCCGTGAGTTCTTCAATCGAATTGACCTTATAGAGTTCCAAGGTCTTTTCGACGTTTACGTTTCGGGCGGTCATTACCTGTTTAAGACTCTTCGCCTGGTCTTCGGTTATCCTCGTTCCGCTTAAGGCTTCTGCGTCTCCGTCCTCGGTAGCAAGTCCAAAGGCTAAAAGAAGGGAATAACGTCTCGCATAAGTGATCGAAGCCCCTTGAAGCTGTGCGGCGTTTACCTTACCCGAAAGTGAAGTCTCAACGACTCGGCAGCCTCTACGGGGTGTGAGTTCCTTTCCGTCCACAATAGGCACGGTATAGATATAATCCGCTCCGCCTTCGGTCTGTATGTACTGATAGTATTTAATGCCTACGGACTCCAAATAGTCGTTAATCTGTGCAAGCTCGGTGTACTTGTATCCATAGCCCTGCTTATTCTTCTCTATGTTTGCCATTTCCTAAAATCTCCTTATCTGATTTGTAAGTGTGTTCCCCTCGGCTCTAAATGTGCGAAGCCGATTTCCTCGCCGTTCTCGATTGCTTTTCTTATAAGGCTCTCGTCTACTTCGTACTTCATTTTGTAAAAGGCTTCGGGAACTTCTCCGTCGATTACAAGCGGTTCTTTTCCGCCGCTCTTGACTACCTTAATCGTGTAGTCTCCGGCTTTGATCTCGGTTATTCCTGCGATATTCATTGTGTCGTAAATCGCTGTTTTAAGTCGCTTTATAGCGTTTTCTCTCGCTTGCTTCTTTGCCTTGAATCTCTCGATAACCTCGTCGCACTCTTTGGCTTCCATATCAAGTTGCTTCATAACCTCGATACAACCCTTTGACTTAACCTCTAAATCTCCGTTAAGCCCTTCCAACGTGTCTGAGAAGGCTTCAACGTCTTCCATTGTTGCGGCTAACTCATAAAGCCTTAAGTAGTCGCCTTGTATGTCATAAAGTGTCATTTGTCTTCCTCGCTTTCGTGTAATGAAAAGTAATGATCTCCGATCTGTTCGTAAGGTATCCCGAAGTCGTGATACTTAAAGGCTCTGAAATAGAGCATATCTTCGGGAAATAGGTCTCTCGAAGCCTGCGCTATCTCTACAGCTCTGTAGCAATCTTCCGATACGGTCCCATAGTAGGGATATGCGAACTGATTAGGTTCGTTTACCACTTGCTCTACTGTCGTTCCGTAGTAGTCCACTCTGTTAAGGACTACGGAAGCCACCGCAACCTTTCCGAGCATATCTTGATTGCCTGCTTCTGCCATAACAACCATAGCCAAGATTTCCTCGTCGGTAAGGACCGGGGGTTTGACTTCTGGAATATCTTCGACTTCTCGAACTTCCACCGCTTCGACTTTAAGCGGATAACTTGTTAATGTGGGGTTGTCTTCGGGGTGTAGAATAAATACATAGATAGCCGCCATTCCGATTGATACGACTAAAAGACCAATGATACAGATAAAATCGCTTAAGTCAAAATCTTTCACTTTACGAATACCCCCGAATCTTGATATAATAGTTGTCAACATATTAGTTCCTTTCAGATAAACTTTTATGTGTGCCTTCTAATGCGCCAACATTAGAGGGCTTTTTCTTTGCGGAAGCCGATTAACTTTCCGTCATTGATGATCGCTGAATAACCGAACTTATAAATAACTTCCAGGTCTCCGATAGTCGAAGCCATAGGGAAGAGTTCCGGAAGGTGGATTCCCTTTGAGACCATATACTCAAATAATGCTTTAGTTAAAAGGCTCTCGTCCGTCTCCTTCTGCTCTTCAAAGTCGGTCTGATTAAGAAGTTCTCTCATAGAGCGGAAGAACTTTTCTTCTAATCCGTTTTTCCTGCGGAATACTCTAAATCGCTTAAACAAAAACATCCTCTCCTTTCAATTCGAGGTATTCCATAGTTTTGAACACCTCTAATAGTTTCCAATCCTGGTATCCGTTCAAACGGAGCGATATAGACGAATAAGTAAGACCTAAATACTCGGCTAACTCCGTTTGGGATACCTTTTCTCTCTTCATAGTCCCTCGGACGGTATCGTTAAACTTATTCTGTAACGTTTCCGCACGGTGGTAGTAGTCCTTTGCTTTCATTTTGTTACTCCTGTCTCCCCCGTATACTTCAAAAAACTTGTCTATAGGGGTTAATCTCTTGTAATTGTGTCCGTTCTTTTGAAGCGGTTTAGTTAATGCTTCTTCGGGTGACATTCCGCTTTCAATTCTTAATCGAAGGGTTTTACGGTCCATTCCGATAGCTTCCGCCCATTGTGTTGTAGTAAGGGTCTTTCCAAATGCGGTTACATAGTGACAAGTTCTTTTGTTGTTTGCCTGTTCCGAATCTGTAGCCCACTTGCAATTTGCCGGATAATATCCCCGATCATTATTGATTCTATCGATAGATAAATTATTCTCGTATCCGTGGGTTAAAGCCCATTTGATAAAGGATTTTCTGTCGTGCCATTCTTCACAAAGCGTTATCCCTCTGCCACCATAGTTGTGATAGTTCTTATCATTAGGGTTATCGCACCTGCGCCGCATTGCATACCAAATTCTATTTAAACGTTTTATTCTTTCATCTTTGTTCATCATCGCTCCTATCTGAATACGTCGTCGGGCTTCGCTTCGAAGTAATCAAGGCATTTTAGATAATCCATTAATTCCCACCTTGAATTACCGACCTCGTTAATGCGGTGGTTAAATGCTGAATGCGATAACCCTAAATGTTCTTCCAGAACCTCTTGTTTTACTCCGTTCTCCTTCATCTTTGCTTTAAGCCAACGGCAAAACATTGAGTATTCTGTCTTTACTGATATGATTACTGTTCTCGGCATTTTCTCCTCTCTTCGGTTTATCCGATATTTTAGGGTAAAAATTTAATCTCTGCGTAGGTTACGTCGTACACTTCCTCAATCTTTGTTATCTGGGGAACATTCGGGAAGGTTTTCCCGTTCTCCCAACTTCCTAAAGTTTCGGGTGTGACTCCGATTCTCTTTGCCGCTTCTCTTTGGTCAAGCCCTGCGTTAATTCTTGCTGCCTTTAATGTAAGTGCCATTTATTCTCCTTTCTACTGTGCTTCCTCGTAATAGTCTTCTTCGTAATAGTCTTCTTCGTAGTAATCGTCCTCGTACTCATCGCAGGCATTGTTAAACATAGCGGTTTCGCACTGTTCGTAAGTGCCTTCTAGATACCATTCTCCGTTTACGAATAAGTTCCAAGTTCCTCTTTCTTCTGAATAAACTAATCTCTGATCTAGCATACTACTACGCTCCTTTACTTGAAAGTTCGGTTTATTTGTTTGAGATATTCGGTTATTCCGAACACCTCACAATACCGAGTATAATCGGTTAAACCGATATTGTCAAGAATTATTTTCGTTAATATTGAATTATTTTTCATTTTGTCCGATAATCAATATAGAAGGGAGTGATTGCTTATGATAGAGAACAAAGAAGTAATGGCAAAGAACATTAAGTTCTATATGGATAAAAAAGGTGTTAATGCTACGGAATTATGCAACGCTTTAGGATTTAAGGGGAACACCTTCTCGGACTGGGTAAATGCCAAGACCTACCCAAGAATAGACAAGATAGAAAAAATGGCAAACTATTTCAACGTGTCGAAGTCTGCCCTTGTGGAAGATATGCGGTATGATGTGGACTATATCAGCCCCGACGAAAAGATATTGATTGAATGCTTTAGGAAGTCCGATTCTGATACTCAATCGGTAGTTAAGCGGCTGATAGGCTATGCGGAAAGGTTGAAGAAATGAACATAGAAAAGTTAAAGTCCGGCTCTTATCGTCTAACCCAAATGGTAGACGGTAAACGTTATCGGGTAACGGTAGACCACAAACCCACGCCGCCCGAAGCAATGAAACTAATATCTAATCTTATTGACCGTGTACCCGTCGGCGTGGTAAATAAGACCTTCGGTGCGGCTTTTCAAGAATACATAGATGCAAAGAGTGAAGTTCTCTCTCCGTCCACAATTAGGGGATACTATTACCTTGTAAAAAGAATTGATAAAGTGTACCTGGATAAGAAACTAAACCAACTGTCCGCCGTTGATCTACAGAAGATTATCAACAAAGACTCAATAAGCCACGCTTACAAATCGGTCAAAAACCTGCGTAGCCATATAATGTCTACGCTTAAAATGTATGATATTAAATTAAAGTCGCCCACTCTTCCGAAGCCCGAAGCAAAAGACGAGCCATACATACCAACCGAGGAAGACGTTAAACGCATTTTAAAGGCTCTACAAGGTTCTAAATTTGAGTGTGCGGTGCAATTAGCGGTTATGGGGTTAAGGCGCTCCGAAATCTGTGCTATAGACGGTACAGACCTATTAGAAGATAATGTATTATTTGTGCGTAAAGCTATGGTACAGACAAAGGACGGAAATTTTGTTATCAGAAACAAAACTAAAACGGATAAAAGCACCCGAAAACTCGTTATACCGTCCCATATAGCCGATTTAATAGTTAAGCAAGGGTTTGCTTACCAAGGGCACCCAAACTCGATTCTTGACGGCTTAAAAGCGGTTGAGAAGCGTTTAGATATTCCATACTTTCCACCACATAAAATGCGCCACTTCTTTGCTTCATATCTTCACGATCTGGGATATACCGACGAACAAATAATGGCTTTAGGCGGTTGGAAGACCGACAACGTGATGAAGTCTGTATATCGTCACGCTATGGATATGGACGAAGTTAAGAAGAGCGTAGCCGCCGATATAAACAGCTTATATGATGAAATGTCCCACGAAATTACCCACAAAAAATAAAAAGCCCCATTTTTAGGGGCTTATAATGGCTAAACGTGTGGGTTCGAGTCCCACTACCGGCAGTACACTATAATCGTTTCAGAATCGCTATAAACCCTTGAAGCCGTAAAGGTTTCGGGGGTTTTCTTTTTTCATTTTGTTTCGTGAAAAATACTCACATATTGCCCACAAAACAGAAAAATTACCCACGGATTTACCCACGGTTTTTAAAGGGTGGGTTAAATCCCACACACAACTATAACACACTCGAGCAAATAAAAAAAGGGTAGCCCCGAAGGACTACCCGAATAGTTAAGGATTTTTCTTGTCATATTTGGCTTTTAAGACAACGACCAAGCCACCGATAAACACGTCAAACGCTCCGAGTGTCGCCGTGATCTCGGCGGTGTACGGTACG